ATATACAACATGAAAGAAATTACTTGACAAATCAGTTGAGTTGTGATACCCTATCTTATTACTTAAAGTAATATTGTTTTAAGTATAATAAACTTTAAACAAAGATACTTAAAGGAGAGGCACATGAGATGTTATTGTTGTAATAGAACTGACGCAACGTTCAAAGACAAGAGACTCAACAGGTACTACTGTACTGGTTGTAAGGATGTCATAAATGAAGCAGTCTACAATGACTTCGGAAGGGATGATCTAAACAGGATATTCAAGATAAACGATGCAGATGAAATAAGTAAGATCACGAAGAGAAAAGAAAGATACAAAGAATAGTATTTACTTTGTCTGTTTTTTGTAGTAACATATAAGTATGGAGATTAGAAATGTTAGAAGTAGGAGGACTAGTATGGTGGCAGTGGTGGATACTTATCATGGTTACTATCAACACTGGTATAAATACAATCGTGTTCTTCCGACACAGGTTCAAGGGTAATAAGAATGATTGATGTAACTTTAATAGATAGTATGGGTAGTGACTTGACTGTAGTCAATGCTGCTCGTGTAAGCTTCAACAAGAAGAGCGAGTGGGGTTCAGACAATGAACTTAAATCTACTGACAGGGTTTTAATATCTTACCTTGCTCGACACAAACACATGTCACCTTTTGGACATTGCTTTGCAACCTTCCATGTTAGAGCACCAGTGTTTGTAGCAAGGCAGTTAGTGAAGCACAAGTTCCTTCGATGGAATGAGGTGAGCCGTAGATATGTAGACGAAGAGCCTGAGTTCTTTGATCCATCTATCAGCGTAACAAGATGGAGAGGACGTGCAGATGATAAGAAGCAAGGCAGTCGAGGTGTTGTAGATATATCAAACAAGATGCTAAGTACGTTAGCTAAACATCAGGTGTGGTGTAACAAAGCATATACTCAGTTACTTGATGAGGGTGTGGCACCAGAACAAGCAAGGATTGTATTGCCTCAGAGCACAATGACAGAATGGTACTGGTCAGGTAGCCTAGATGCGTGGTCAGATATGTGTAAGTTAAGACAAGGAAAAGATGCACAAGAGGAGACACGTCTAGTAGCTAACTCAATCAGCATGGACATGGGTACTCTATATCCTGAATCTTGGGCAGCATTGGTGGCGTATAACAGATGATGTGGACGTTAGTATTGATAGCTGTATTCCAGGATGAGATACAAGTCGAGAAGTTAGCAACACTCGATGATATGTATGAATGCTTCGAGGAGTACGATAAATATTATTATAGCATGACGCCAGAGAAACGAAGAGGTATCAGGTTCACATGCGTTGAAGGGGTTGTAGATGATGAGAGCTAAAGAGATAACACACAAGCCATGCCCTCATGTTGAGTGTGATAGTTCAGATGCCTTTGCTTTTAATTCTGAGAAGAAGACAGGGTTCTGTCATAGTTGTGAGAGAACATATCCAATGAAGGGAATGAACTTAAAGTCATGGGCAAAGGATGAGTATCCATTGGAAGAGATAGTAAGAACACTAAAGACTACAGAGATAGAAGGACTTGGTGACTACGTTACGTATCGTGGTGTACGTAAAGATGTGATGGAGTTCTTCGGGGTACAGACATTTGGTTTCAATCAAGTGTACAAGTATCCATCAGGATTCAGGAAGGTACGTAACACAAAGGAGAAAAGTTTCAAGACAGACAAAGGATTCAAGACTGATGAACTCTTCGGCATGGATAAGTTCAATGCAGGTTCATCAAGGTCTGTAGTCGTATGTGAGGGTGAACTAGATGCTATGTCTGCTTTCCAAATGCTCGACAAGAAATACCCTTGTGTATCTGTACCAAGTGCGACACCTAATCAGAAACTATGGCAAGGTAAGTCAAAGGAGTGGATTGATAGCTTCGACAGGATTGTGTTGTCAGTAGATAACGATGAGGCAGGTAGGGCATTGGCTACCAAGATAGGAGCACTCTTCCCGAAGAAGACTTATCAGATTATACACGACAAGTACAAAGATGCTAATGAGTTTCTTGAGGCAGGTGCTAAACCAAGTTACGCTGCGGCATTCTACAATGCAAAAAGATACACACCTGATAACATTCGTAGTACACCCGAACAGTTCCTTGAGTTGTTCGAGAAACAAGACGATGCTATTTATGTATCAACAGGCATTGAGTCCTTCGATGATGTAGCTTTGGGTCTGATGCAAGGACACTTCACTGTGTTTCAAGCACCCGAAGGTATAGGTAAGACTGAGTTCATGCGGTACTTGGAACACCACGTACTGACTGAGCACAAGGATATATCCATTGCGATATGTCACCTCGAAGAGACAGAAAAAAGAAGTGTGTTAGGTTTAGTTTCTTATGATCTAAACATGAACTTGACACGTAAAGATTTAATAGAAGAACACGACATGGAAGAAGAGGTCAAGCAATCGATCATTGATCTAACCAAAGATGAGAGACTATACCAGTTTCAGATTGCTGTTGACGAAGACCCTATGGACATCTTAGAAAAGATAAGATACTTTAGGGAAGCCTGTGGTGTAAGCTATGTATTCTTTGAACCTATACAAGACCTAGCTTACTCACGTAAAGGTGATGAGACTGTAGAGAAATGGTTGTCTGGTTTATCAGTACAGCTATCTCGACTAGCCTCAGAACTTAATGTGGGTATCGTAACCATCGCCCATGAGAATGATGATGGACAGGTACGAGATTGCAGAACCATTGCGAAACGTGCATCTGTTGTAGTAAAACTAGAACGTGATAAGATGGCAGAGGATCGTGATGAAAGGAACACGACAAAGCTCTTACTCGTCAAGAATAGACCTGCAGGAAAGACAGGGTTCGCAGGAAAGCTCATCTTCAACGAAGCAACCTTTAAACTCTCAGAGGATAGAGGCAGATGGAGCTAATCCGTTTGACGATGTTACACACTGGATAGGGAAACTTGATGATAGTATTCGCAGACATAGAAACAAACGATCTAAACGCAGATAAGTTGTGGTGTATTTGTGTTAAAGAAAAAGACACAGGTAAGGTACATGAGTTTCATAACTTACACGAGGATCAGGCAGAGCGCACTAGATTCAAGGACTACGCTAAGAAAGTAACGAGATGGGTGGGGCATAACTTCATTAACTTTGACGCACCAGTGATCAACAGACACTTAGGTGACGTGATCGATATGTCTAAGATTGTAGATACACTAGTTGTTTCTATGCTCATAGACTTCGGTATCGGATCACACAAGTTGGCTACATGGGGAGAAAAACTAGGCTACCCTAAAGATAACTTCAGTGACTTTCAGGGTGGCCTAACTCAAGAGATGTTAGACTATTGTCACAGAGATGTAGAGGTAACAGAGAAACTATTCAATCACTTTGCGCCACACATTATGTCACAGGCATGGTCACAAGCAATGAGACTAGAGCATGATGTTGCAATCATATGCCAAGAGATGCACGATGGTGGGTTCGAGTTTAATATAGATGTTGCAAATAAGTTACACCTAGATATAACGAAGAGACTACAAGAACTAGAAGAGAGAATACATCAAGCATTCCCACCTAAGTTAGAACTCATAAAGACTATCAAGTACAGAATCAAAGAGGATGGTGGTCTATTCAAGAACGTAGAGAAAGCACTCGAAGAGTTTCCTGAGACTAAGATAGTTGACGATATGCTAGAGTGTTATGACTACGTAGCTTTCAATCCTGGATCGACAAAGCACAGAGTAGAAAGACTATGGGAAGCAGGGTGGAAACCAGTAGAGAAAACTAAAGGACACATCAAAGCTATACGTGAAGACAACAAAGAGAAGCTAGAACACTACGGATACTATGGTTGGACTGTATCTGAGGAGAACCTCAAGACACTGCCAGAGGACGCCCCTGAAGGTGCTCAAGCTTTAGCTGAATGGTTAACATTGGAGGGAAGAAGAAGCACACTTGCTGAGTGGATACAGGCGTTCTCAGATAGCAATGACAGTTGTATACACGGACAGTTTTTACACATTGGTTCATGGACAGGACGCATGGCACATAGACATCCTAACATGGGTAACATACCAAGTGTCTTTCATGGTGAACCGAAGAGTGCAGTAGAGAGAGTGAAGAAAGATTATGATGGAGACTTCAGAGATTTATGGACAACCCCTGACGGTTGTTATCTTGTGGGTACGGATGCTGCAGGAATCCAACTTCGGATACTGGCTGACATCATGGAGAGTAAGCAATACGTTAAGGCGATTATCGAAGGAAAGAAAGAAGACGAAACGGACATACATAATCTCAACCGTAAGGCATTGGGTCTGAAACATATCACTAGAGACATGGCTAAGACTTTTATCTATGCGTTCTTGCTTGGCGCAGGTACACAAAAGATTGCTCAGATACTGAAGACCAATGCGAGAGAAGCTAACAGGGCAGTTCATAACTTCACGACTAGCATTGAAGGTTTGTCTAGACTGAGGGGTGTAGTTATACCAGACATAGCTGAACGTGGTTACTTCAAAGCATACGATGGACGTAAAGTATTTGTACCTAACCAACACAAGACATTGGCAGGTATGCTGCAGAACGGTGAGACTTTGGTAATGAAGTATGCAACAAGACGATGGAGAGAGATAGCAGACAGAGAGAAGATAGACTACAAGATATGTACATGGGTGCATGACGAATGGCAGACACAAGTGAGAGGTGCGTTGGATGTCGCTGAGAGATTAGGAGAGATACAACGTGACGCAATCAAGTGGGCAGGTTTACATCTAGGAATCATGTGTCCACTAGAAGGTGAATCTTCGATAGGAAAATCTTGGAAAGATACACATTAACACTTGACACGAATAAAATAATATAGTAACATATAAGTATGGCTCTAAGAAAAGGAAGGATAACCATGCCTAAAACAATATACAAAGAAGTAAAAACTGTAGGTCAAATCGAATGGCCTCGACTCAACGAAGAGAACCGTGATCTAACAGGATACGGTGGAGCATACGAGAAGTCTGATGGTGCGTACACTGTCAATCAAATCCTAGACAAAGAGGGTATGAAGTCTCTCAAGGATGCAGGTTCTCAGAAGCAACCTAATCAGAATCGTATGATCGATGGTGAGATTGTAGTCAAGTTTGTACGTCCACACAAAGTTACAAAGAAGGATGGTACTGAGATTCCACAAGCAGGTGGAGCACCAAAGGTCACAGACAAGGACGGTAATCCTTGGACTGAAGACATGGGTGTAATCGGTAACGGAACTCTTGCTGAGTGTACCAACCTAGTCACTACGTTTACTGGCAGTGATGGTCAACAGTACAGCCGTACAAGTTTAGTTGGTGTCAAAGTTCTTGAACTCGAAGAGTACGTCAAAGAGAACGAAGCAGTAGGATTCTAAATGAAAACCATTGATACACTAATTGCTGACATGCAAGAGGTTATCAAGGGTGAAGGTGGGTGGTCTGGAATACAAGGTTCTATTCTAGGCCACGGCATTGCTCTGATAGCTAACATGCGATTCAGTAAACCGCAAGAACCAAGAGGCTACCTGTCTCTATCTTCTATTGGAACACCATGTAAAAGGAAACTATGGTACAAAGTAAACACACCTGAAGAGGCTATACCTTTAGAGTATAACGCACTACTAAAGTTCTTTTATGGTGACATGATAGAAGAACTTGCGTTGAGTCTAGCTATAGCTGCAGGGCATGATGTAAGAGGAAAACAAGACAGACTAGACGTGCATGGTATTAAAGGACATCGTGATGCGGTGATTGATGGCATGACTGTTGATGTGAAGTCTTGTAGTCCATATGCTTTCAAGAAGTTCAAGGAAGGTACGTTGCGTGACGATGATCCTTTTGGATACATCAGCCAGTTGAGTAGCTATGTCTATGCAGGTAAGGATGATGATAAGGTTACTAACAAAACGCATGGTGCTTTCCTAGCTATCGACAAACAGAATGGTCACATATGTCTTGATGTCTATGACTTTACTGAGGAACTAAAGACAAAAGAAGAGGAGATGCTTGAGGCTAAAGAACTTGTAGGGGGTGAGCTAACTGTAGCACGTCAACAACAAGTACCTCAATCTAAAACAAGTCCTAACACTAAGCTACCTGTCATGTGTAGTTACTGTGAGTTCAAGAAGAAGTGTTGGCCTGAAGCACGTAAGTTTATCTACAGCTACGGCCCTGTCTTTCTAGTAGATGTTAAGTCAGAACCAAAAGTACCAGAGGTTCCAATGGAATGAAACTTAAAGTAAGACAAAGAGCATTGAGGGCAGGTTACAGATCAGGACTAGAACAAGACACTGCAAAGTTCTTAAAGAAAAGAGGGATAGGTTTTACATACGAAGAGATGAAGATCAAGTGGGTAGACCCTAAGACTAAGACCTACACTCCTGACTTTGTATTAGACAACGGCATAATCATTGAGACTAAAGGAAGGTTTATATCTCCTGATCGTGCCAAACACCTAGCAGTTCGTGATCAATACCCTGAGTTAGACATAAGGTTTGTGTTTACAAATAGTAAATCAAAGCTTTACAAAGGAAGTAAAACAACGTATGGTATGTGGTGTAACAAGTATGATTTTAAATACGCTGACAGGTATATACCTGAAGCATGGCTAAAGGAACCAAAGAGATGAAGCTTACTTTACATAAAGTTATACGAGAACCATTTGAGTATCCTGAATTAATTGACAATGAAACAGGAGAGCACCCTATCTGTGTTGTTTATCTATCTGAGTTCAACGGAGAGTTAGAAGAAACAGAGATGTTATACAGTACATTTAAAGAAGCTTACGAAGAATCGACTAGGGTAAACAGAACTATAGAAGGTGTTGTCATAGAGAACAACGACATATATGATGCTTAGAAAAAGAAAAACAGTATTAGTTTACACATGTGCTCACGCTGATCCTAATACAAGTAATGAAAGATTCGATTTGCTAGGTGCATTCATCTACGACTTGAAACCAGACTATGTTGTAGACTTAGGTGATGGTGCTGACATGCGTAGCTTGAATAGCTTTGATACAAAGTATCCTCAAGCAATAGTGTCTCAAGGTTATGAACGTGACATCAACCACTACAACGATTCACAGGAGAGACTACGTTGGAGATTCAGACATCACAAGAGAAAGCGTCCATACTGGATAGGATTCGAGGGGAACCATGAGAATAGAATCAAGAAAGCTATCGCCCATGATCCAAGACTTCAGGGAGAAAAGTACGGGATTTCCTTCAGCCATCTTCAAACGAAGCAATGGTTCGATGAATACCATGAGTACCGCAATTCAGCCCCCAGTATCGCTGATTACGATGGCGTATCTTATGCTCATTTCTTTGGCGCAGGTAATTATGGCACACCTATCTCTGGTGTTCATCATGCTTACACCTTACTACAAAACAGGAATCACAGTTCTACTTGTGGTCACAGTCATAAACGTAGTATGTATTTCAAAGATTCTGCACATCCTAATTCAATTATCGGGCTTGTCGCAGGGTGCTTCAAAGGTGCAGAAGAATCTTGGGCAGGTCAATCGAATAATGAATGGTGGAAGGGTGTCGTAGTCAAACGTGAACTAGAGAATGGTGTGTATGAACCTGAGTTTGTTTCATTGAACACCATCCGTAAGCTCTATGGGGGGAAGGATGTTTGATTATCAGGGGCAATTAGATTTACTAATAGAAAGCTATGGACTAGCACAGTTATTAGAACAGAATGATATAACAGAGAACGTTGTTCTTGAGTTGTTGATTGAAAGAGGAGACATAGACTTGGGGGATTACTTCTTCAAGGACATGCCATTGGATATACTAGAAGAGGAGTTAGAATATGATCAATGAATCCTGGGAATACTACAAAGAAGTTTACAAAGACATGATAAGTCTTGCTCAGTATCAGAGTGCTGCAGCTAAGACTGCAATGTACAAACACAATCACAAGATACTTTACCCTGCACTTGGACTAGCAGGTGAAGCAGGTGAGGTAGC